TCGCCTAACTCCAATGGCCCTACCTGTTGAACGGTAAACACCTTTAGAGTATCATTACGCTTGATTTGCTTGCTTAGGTCACGCCAGTTAAGATAACCCTGCATCAGCATGCCGTCTAAATACAACTCTGCTCTCACACGTTACCCCTTCCTTTGTAGTTAGATTTTTTCAATTGATCTACGATTCTATCACCTATCTGGTATATTGCTTGCTGTGTTTGTCTCTCGCTTCTCAGTAGGTTGCTATCCGTAAAGCCTGATCCTTTTTGTACGTTGTTGGTTGTTTCGTATTTAAGATATAGTTCTCTTTGTCGGTGCTCGTCCATCATGTTAGTGATTCGAGAGCCTGATACACCTTGTCTCATAATACGACGTGTTTCTGAGGCTGTTTTTACCTGTGAACCTCTAGGCAAATATACAATCTCTGGTCCTTCTTCACCAACAAGCGCCATACCTTCAGGAGAATAATTAGTACCCTTGGCAAACTCAGGCAGTGGTTGTGAGTTAATAAGTGCTATCTGTGCAAGTGTCTGCGCCGCTGTAATTCCCGCTAAAATACCAGTAGGATCGACCGTTAACGCTTTGGTAAATGCTACAGCACCATTAATAAGGGCCTCAAACGTTGCAATTGCTCTCTCGCGCTCCGCTTGTTCGCGTTGTAGTTTTTTAGTTTTCTCGTCTGCCTCGCGTTCAATGCGCTCTCTTTGCTGTATGAGCTGCTCTCTTTGAGCTTCGCTAAGGTTTTCCGCTTCTAGTTTCTCGTCGATAGCTTTTAGTTCGGCGTCCTTTTCCTCTTCAATCGAGTTTATTTGCGCTTCTGTTTGTGCTTGTAGAGAAGCTATAGCAATATCACGTAAAGTTCCTGCAAGCTCTAACGCTGCGTCCTTACGTGCTTGGGTAATCTCTTGTTCACGCGCTACCTCTTGTTGTCTTATGCCTAGTCTTATGTTAGCTAGTTCTTGCTCTGCCTGTACTGTACTCTCGCCAGCGGCCTTGCGTGCAGCTATAATGGCTTCCAGCTTCTCGATTTCTATCTGTAGCTCTGCATCTGCTAACTCTTCTGCGTTCGTTAAGGTGTTTGTAGCTGATAGCGTCTCTAGCTCGGCCTTTTTATTGATCTTGCTAATTTCTAACTCTAGTTCTGATTCCGCTAAAGTTTTACGTTGCTCTAATATTTGAGCATCTACATCTTGCGTTGAAAGACCAGCATTTAGTAATACCTGTCTTCTCTGTTCTAGCCTGTCTAACTCGATTCTGTTTAACTCAACTGTAAGCTCCTCGGCTGCTCTGATACGTTGTTCAGCTTCAAATTCTGCCGCAGATGCGTTTTGTTCTACGCCTAACTCGTCAAACTTGCGATTAATGTCTAGCTGATCCTGCGCAAACTTCTCACGTACTAATTTTTTACCTTCCTCGCTCTTTTCAACTGCTTCTAATTCCTTCTGGAAGCTCAACTCAAGTAAAGCTAATTCACGCTCTCTCTCGTCCTCTAGTGCGTTCGCTCGTAAACTTGCTAGCTTCTCTTCAAGTTTTCTCCGTTCATTAGCTTGCTTTTCTCTTTGTTTGTCAGATTTTGAAGTGTCTGCAACCTCCTCTTCTGGTGGTATTACCGTGGTTAATCCCGCAAAAGCTCCTGTTTGAAGATTGGATATTGCGTCTTGTCTAGCTTGCTCCCTTGCATCCACCTCTGCTTGAATAGCATCAACTACTTTTTGCTGTAATTCTAAAGAGTTTTCTGCACGTGTTCTCTCTGCGCCGCTTGTTGTGAGTACTTGGTTTAGAAGTTCCTTGTATTTTTGGCGCTCTATTTCAATGTTTGCCGTGGTTTGCTCGGATGCGGCTTTTATTTCTTCTGCGCTAGCGCCTGAAGCTATAGCTAGGTCCTCGGTCGCAAATACAGACTCTGCCGTTTTCTCTACGTACTTATCCAGAGTCGCGTTAATCCCTGCTAATTGCTTTTCTGCTTCGCTTAACACTCCTGATCCCCCTGAAAAGCGTTCGAATGTTGCCGTGAAACTATTTAGTGATTCTAAAAGCTGTTGATTGCTGGCTGTTGCATCGTTTGCGGTAGTTAGAAATTCAAATAGAGACTGTTTTAGCTTTTCATATCCTACCAAGGTTTCAGTTAGCGGACCTGTACCGTTGTCTAATGACAAGACTAAAGACTCATAAGCGGCGTCTGTCTTAGCTGTTTGAAATTCTAGTGTTTGGCTTGCTATTGCGGCCTGCTCAACTGCGGTATTGGTTCCTGTTACTGCCTCTGTTAATTTCTCAAATCTATCTACGTTTTGAAGTAGGATTGCTCCCGCCTTTTGACCGCCCTCACCGAATAACTTAAACTGTGTTGTGCCATCGTTGGCAATCTTACTAAGCTCCCTAAGCCTAGTTGCTACTGGTAAGGTTGTATCCCCTAATATGTCGAGGTTTACCCCAGCTGCTTCAAGCCTTTGTATAGTGTCCTTTGGTAGCGCTTCTGCTGCGTTCAATCTATTGAAGACAGCGTTTAGGGCAGTTCCCGCTTCAGCTCCAGTTAATTGCTTATCCGCAAGCGTCTCAGCTAATGCAATAGCCTCTTCCGTGCTAGCATTACTCTGGCCAAGGATAATACCAGACCTATTGAGTGTTTCCGCTAATTGATCTACTGGGGCGGCTCCTGCTTTAGACCCCGCAGCAAGTGCATTAACAATTTCTCCTGCTCTCTCGGCTGGCTCGTTAAACTGTGCTAGAATTGTGGTAAGTGATCCAACGGACTTTTCAAGGTCATCACCTGACGCTTGAGATAGTAATAATGCCTGCTCCGTTACCTTGGCAAGAGCGTCTGCATCATCAAGAAGTAGTGGTTGCGCAGAACCAACGAGCTTAAATGCATCAACAATTTCGGTGGCAGACTTTGCAAATTGCGGGCCTAAGCCAATAGCTTTTTGCCTGAAGAAGTCTAAGTCTTCACCTGTGGCTCCTGTAATAGCGCTCAATTCAGCTACAGCGGTGTCAAACTTATTAATGATCTCGACAGCCTCTTTTACCGCTCTACTTACTCCAGCGATCAACCCGCCAATAGCAAATACAGGAAGTAAGTTGTTCTTGATTGTACTCCCCAACTTGTTAAACGCGCCGTTTAGTCTGCCTGTTACCTTTTTCTCGGTGTTGTCTGCAAATTTCTCTGCGCTTTGACCTGCTTTGTTTAGGTCTTGCCTTAAACATTCAGCATCTCCGCATATCTGTAAAACTAATTCGCTCATCGTTAGGGTTTAGCCTGTTGCTTCGGTGGCTGAACTCGCCCTATGATGCGCTCTATAATAATAATTTAGTTATGCGCTAAGATAGCATTTATTTGTGTGTTAGTCAATTTGCTGCGTTTCTGTACCTCAGCAAGTAATTCTCCCGATATGCCTGAGTCGTAAAATATACGGTACTCTGGCAGTCTAATTAACTGTTCTGGATTGCTATTTAGTATATCTATAAGGTGGTCTACTTTTTTGGCGTGTGTTGCCTTGTCGATCTTGGACGGGTCTTCATCTTCTAACACCAAGGTCGTAGCCAACATGTCTAGTATAACGTTAATGTTTGGTTCACTTGCACGCTCTTGAAGTTCAAACAGCAAAGCAAAGACAACTTGAAGCTGTATATTTTTCTTCTTTTTGTTCGCTAACTCAATGCCGTCCTTTAAGTTATCAACAATCTTATCAAGTGTCGCGCTGTAGTCCTCGTGGCTCAAGCCGCTTACTAATAGCTGATAATTTCTTTGAATGCGTGCGTGTCGAATTGGAGGTGGTTTGTCTTTGAATCCGTAGTATTTAGTATTGTCGTTACTGATAAACCTAAGTGCCAAGTCTCTCGACGAGTGGCGCGATAGTATCGATAAAAGGTATTTAAGTAGCTTGGTTTTCATCTTCTGCTTCTCAGTTTAGCTTTCATACGGGCCTCACGCTCCTTGTCTCTTACGCACTTTGAAACAAATGACTTAACCCTAAGGGTGTATTCCCTAATAGGCATCTGTATCAATCGCTCGTACTGATCTAGGTCTTCTTGTACTATAGCCATATTTAGGCTAGTATCCGCGTCTATGTTGGCGAGACGCGACGCCCTAACATTAAATCTATCCGCTGCCTGCTTATCTCCACCTGATCCAAGTTTCTCAAGATGTTTTGAAATTTTTGCTTCGTATGTGGTGGTTTGCTTAACAATGGCATTAAAGGTTTCAAGGCAAAAAAAAACTGCATGTCTTCCGTCATGTCCTTTTCGATCATCTCGACCTTTTCGTCTTGTATCTCTTTGTGGAAGCCTAACGGGTTTTCATCCTCCCTAACTATCGAAACGGCCATCATTTGATACACTAATTGTGGTCTAATGGTGTTTACCCTAAACTTTAGCTCGTTCATTACCTTAGAGACGGTGGTTAAGCCTTTAACGCCTTTCGTCAGTGAAGCTGCGCCGTGATCTATTAAACCTAAATACTCTGCCTCACTTTGGCCTATCTGTAGCCACCTGTGAAATTCACGTTGTTGCTGGTAGCGCACAAAAGGCATTGTTCCAGATGCAAACGTGTAGTACTTGCGTCCCTTTTTGTCGGTGAACTTGTGGTATAGGTTCTCGAATCCTTTCATTAGGCTAGTTTACAAATGTTTTTGAACGATTCACGCGCCTCTTGTAAGCTCTCTATGGGTTCTTCTGGTATGTGTAGTTGATGAACAAGTAGGTGTATTACTCCTTTGTCGCTTAGTGTGGATTCATTGCCCGATTCTTTAAGGTAACATATCACACATGCTGTGTGCAGTATTTCGGGTAGGTTTTTTCTAAACTCTTCGTCTGTGTATAACAGATATTTGTGATACAACTCCCTTAGTTCTTTATAAGATAGGTCGTACTTAGTTCCTGAGACTACGTATTGCATTATTTATCTATCAGTTGCTTTAAATTTTCTTCACTTGTAAAGTTAGGACCCCATACACCAAAATCACAGCTTTCCTCTTCAAATGCGCTCTTGGCATTAAGATAACATCCGCACCCTCCATTAGCAACTCTGCACCAGCCTGAGTACTTACCGTTCTTTTGAGATATAGGGCATCTCTTGCATAGATTAGTGCGCTCCTTTATTAAGGCTTTTGAGTCTGTAAATAGGTATCTGTACCAACCTATAAAAATGCTTCTTAACTTGTTAATCATAAGAAATGATTGCTCGAACGAACAAATACAGACGCTCCTTGGCGGTAACGGGCTAATTCTGGATGCTGACCTATCTTTCTCTGTGATAATATCCGAATCATCATGCGTGTGTGGCGTATCACATGCAATTTAGCCTCTAGTATCTGTTGTTCTTTATCTGTCACTATAATTCTACTCTTATTGTGGTGTAATTTCCTGCTTGGGGTTTGCTAAATCTTAACAAATAGCAATCAACATCCGTAGTGCCCCCGTCTTCTGGTAGTGTAATCGTCAAGCCTTCGCTCTGTTGTTCAGAACTTTGCTCGGTAATCCAAATCTTATAGGAAGTGTGAGCTGCTAGTTCTGGAGTGTTAATTGTTACTATTCCCGCTACAGGGGTAGCCTCGTATCTGTTTAGTCGCTGAGTTCCAATGCTCTCAAAGTAAACATAAACAGGGTTAGCACATAAACAGGGTTAGCTGTTGCTACTGTTCCCATTATTAGATTATCCGCGCACTGTGGGACTCTTAGAGTGCTTCGGCAATTATCACAACTCATTTGATTCTGTTGATTTTGTACTTAAGCCTTTTTGGTACAGGTTGTTGAGGCAATAGTCTCATACCGCTAAGATAGCAATAATTTTGCTTTTCAGCTATTTTCTCAAGCCCATCATAGACTCGTGGCGCTTGATCCACTCTTTGAAGTAAGTGTTGATGATGTACCTAAAGCAGTCTAGGTGATCCGCTAATTGGCTCTCATCCTTCCTATTGCGCTTGATTATATTACCCATTGCATCTACCTGTACCACCCTCAAGTCTCGGCATAAGCCTACACATATCTCTGGGTTAATCTTAAAGTCGGGGTAGTGCATCAAAAAGTAATTGCAATCGGACTTGCTAGTTTTATGCCTTGGATTGCTTATGAGTTTGAATTGGTTCTTTGAGAGTTTTAAGCGGTCTTTAATCTTCTCAAATAGACTTCTGTTGTCGGTCTCCCCAATACGTTTGTGAGTACCGCCGTAGTCTCCCGTAAAGGTGCTTAGGTGTAATGCGTGCCCGTACTTTGCTTTTATTTCATTACATAACTTCTCTATTGTGCCGTCTGTAATAGAAAACTCGTCAATAATATGACAATGCTCGCCCTCTTTGTCCGTCCACATCTGAAACGCCAACAATCCGAAAGGATCGTAGTTAAAGTCAATTGAGAAATGTACCGCATACCGTGGATTGTACTTAACTTTTCCCGTGTGCTTATTCTTATTGTATTGGACCGCAAATGGTTTTTGGACCTTCTTAACTCCCCACTCGCCTAGAGCATCTACCTCATAAGCGTCTGGGTCGATTGTTTTAAGGTTCTCAAGCATCTTCACGTAACTTTCTTGAAGGTTCTTAAGATTATCCTTATACGTTGTCTTAATTGCCGTTACATCGTCCCTATCGGCCTCTATCAGGTTCTTCCTCACCCATGTTTCGCCGTTGTCGGTGTTTAGGCTTAGTATCATCTCCACCCAGTCGGCTTTAGTTGTCCTTACCGAGGCATCTGCCTTCCTGAAATCCTCCCATGTTACTTCGTCAGCCTCCTCTACCCAAACATGAGTAGGGTCTTTGATGGACTTAACACGTGCTGTCTGGTTGCCTGCTGACTTTTTGAAGCCCTTGGAAAGTATGTTGTTGCCTGTGTGGTGGTGCTTGAATTCCATTGTGCCCTCCTTGATGTCGAACTCGTGGGCTATACCTAAGTCTTCAATAAGGTCTTTTATTTCTTGAAACTGGCTATGTCTAATGTCCGAGCCTACCTCTCGCATCAATACACCCCTAAAATAACTATGGCTCCTGCACTTGGAAACAAAGTAGCGTGCTATCTGAGAACTTTTACCCGACCCTCTGGAGCCGTAACAAACCTTGTAACGTGTTTTAGCTTTGAATAGCGGCGCATACTCCTTGAGTACGGGTATCTTAATCGTCGCCGCTTGCATCTGTAAATACGATCTCGCTGTTTTGGTTGAATGTTGGCTTAGATTGCTCGTTGTCCTTCTCGTAGAAGCCTCGGTGCTTATTAATCATCTCGGCCGCTTTCTCTTTGCTGACAAACTTTAAAGCAAATGTGGACTCGGTCTTGTATTTACCATCATCCTGTTTAACCTGCTTGTCTGTTCTCTTAAACTCTGTAATTAGTTTACGTAATTCACGAGGCAAAGCCTTTACTCCCTCTTCGTCCAAATACATGAACTCCGTGATGTCTGAATCTAACCATCTTGTGTACTCTTCTAGTAGTCCATCTATAGTGTTGTCGAACTTCTCATCTGCTTGCTGCGCAACTCTTTTGCGTAGTTCCTTTACCCTTACCGATATGTTACCGTTTGCCATTAGCTCTGAAGCCTTTACGTTGACTGTTTCTGGCTTCATCTTCTCTGCATTGTACGCTACCCTATAGGCTGCTGATTGGTTGCCTCCGTTTAGTACTACTTCTTTGCAGAAATGCTCTTGCTTGTCTGTGAGGGGCTTATCTTTACCTGTTGCTGCCATAGATAAGTGGTTATTAGTTAGTTAGACTTGGTTGGTTATAGTGTTAGTTCATGCAGAACTCGCCTATGTCTTCTATTACTAGCATGTTACCGTGTAAGCAGTTGAGGTTGATTATCTGCTGTTTTACCTGCTCTTCATCTATTGGATGTACGTTTCTAATGAGATTCATGAATTTCATGGTCCATTGTACTTCGCTATTTATTTCCTGTGTAGTCATGCTAGTTGCAAGATACGAATAATTTGCTTCAATAACAATTGAGGTTTCAGTTCAGGTATAGTGTTCCTATGGTGTCTTTGTAGTGCTCTCCGATTTGCTTTAAGTGTGGGCGGTTCATTAACTCTAACAACTTGTTAGCTTCATCAACTTGATACTTAGTATAGGTATTCACCATCATTGAAATAACGATCTCTTTCTTTTGACCTTTCTTAGGCTTGGTATATACGTAGGTGGGGTTCATTTATCAATTTCTATTACACATATTACTGAAGCGAAAAAGCCAACGAGTAATAATATTAATGTTGGCACGTCGTACCACTGCAAATTTACTGCCTACTACTTTATATGTTGTATTCGTAAATATCGTCGTGCAGCCCCGCTAATTTCTCTATCTCATTCTGGTTTCTTGCATAGAACTGACCAAGTTTAAACCACTTCTCCGTATCTGACAAATCTGATGCGCACACAATATCTGAAACATGTTGATTAAAGTTGCGTAACCTATCGATTCGATCGCAAAGCCTAACTCTCATCGCTTCCGTAAAAATGAAGTCGTCTTTTCCTTTCTCCATATTGCTTTCTATGTTTTAAACCTCCACCCCCGCCAAACAACTATATCATGAAAAGAAATGCGGGGGCTTTGGTATCTGTTAGCTAAATAAAAGTAGATGGCTGGATTCGATACCAGCACAGTTGGAGTTTAATCTATCGAGGTTTTAAGTTCATCCGTAACACCAATGGCTTACCTCTGACGGCAATCGACTCTTTTACTGCGTTTGGAGTGTTGAATTTTGAATTCATCTTCTGTCGCAAACCAACCTATAAGACATGTCCACTTTAGCGTCTAACTTCCGCCACATCTACTTTAAATGTTATTGAGTGAGAAGAAGAAGGGATCGAACCTTCATTTCCAGAGCGTTAACCGAAGGGCTTGAACTCACTTTGCCTTTGGCTGAGCATCCTTACTGTTTTGGCTCCATAGCTGTGAATGTTCTATTCTGTGCTACTCGTTTCCGCAACATTTCAGGCTTCCGCTCACTCAATATTAATATGTAAAGAACTAAAAAGAAGAGGCGCGAAATAATAACCTGGATACACTACTATTTTGGTTTGTTTGAATTACGCCTCTTCTAACTGCGGACGCGTTTTCACCGCCGCCCTAACCTGCCTGTATATTTTGTAAAAGGAAGTACGGCCAAGCCCCACAGTAATATGGCCAATTTATCGAGGGTTCACCGCCTTCCTTTTGATTGTTTCTATGAACTTTCAATAAGCCACTGTAACGCATGCTTCCAATCTGCCGCAGAGAAAACTCGAAATCGATTGTTTGCGTAGTTGAACTCCATAATGGCCCCTTTTATTGAATCCTTATTCACTTTATATCTGTTGCCGTTTGTAAGATTGCTCGCAAACAACGTGTCATATCCTGATACGACATGAAAAACAAACGTTCCTTCATTGTACTGTTCACGCCCCAATATACAGGCTTTTCCGTTTATAACTGCCACCACGATATGATCAACCCCTATTTCATCAATGTGAATTGCGGAATGATTATCTTCAAAAATAATATGCATTTTCTTTGGTTTTAGTTGTTTTGTTTGATACAAATCTAAGACAAATAATTGAGGTGTGCAAATAAAATTGTTGTTAATCCTTCTTTCCTCTGTTGATGAAGTATTTTACCTGCTCTTTTTCGGTGTCAATTAACATCTCTGTTCCGTTGGGAACTATACCGCCGTCGCTTTTTACGTATACTTCTCTTTCCTGTAGATTATCTTCGAGTTGGGGCCATCTGCTTACCGTTGAATAGTAGCAGTCTTTTACGTATACTAATTCTTTGATCGTTAAGAAGCGTTTTTGCTTCATTTTTTCAATGTCCTCTTCTGTTACTGGTTTGTTTCCCATAATCTTTCTGTAAATTTATTTGCAATGTAGGTGTTTTTACGGCATTAGGCAACTTTATTTGTTTACGCTGCTTTTATATTTAGCTCTTCGAGTTTCTGTTGTACTTTTATGGGGGTGGTGCTTAGTAGTTTAGCTATTTCTATTATCGCTATCTTGCCGTACGCTTTTTTTAGTAGGTCAACTCTTTCTATTGTCCACCATGTATCTATTCTTCGTGTGGGCTTTGCTCGTCTATGACTAGTGTTATATCTCATTTTCTCTAAACTTAGTATGGTAGGCATCACGCCCTTGTTCAGAAGCTGGTTTTCTATTGTTGAAATGTCGTTTCTTATTCTGGTGTCTGTTTGTACTAGATCAATTATATTGCCTCTAGCGTGTATTACTGTGGCGTGGTCTTGTCCGAACATCTTCCCTGTCTTTGTTAGGGAGTGTTTGGTGTACTTTCTTACGAAATAGTAGGTTATTTGCCTAGTCTGTACTAAAGCGCGGTCTCTGCACTTCATTTTTAGCATTTCCTGAGTCTCGTTGTAGTAGTCTCGTACTGTTTCTGCTATGATCTCTCTCTTCTGAGGGTCTGTGTATCTTTTTTTCTTCTTTCTCTGGTGAGCTTCGTACTCTTTTATCGCCTCTTTAAGCATTAAGTACTGCTCGTGGGTTTCTATTGTTGTTTCTTCCATGCTATCCGTTTTTGCTTTATTAGTTCTATCTTTCTCTCGTATCTTTTCTTTTCGTACTCTCTGAGTAAGTGAGGGTCTAGGTGTATTTTAGGCAGTTCGTTCATCGTTTCATTAATCTAATATTTGGCCTTTCATTGGCTTTAGAGTGAAGAAACCTAAAAATGATGGATCGCGGAAAATCAATAGGCGTGAATAAAGAGCTATGAAATCATTGCTAATCTTAAACTCTGTGTTGCTGTTTGTGCTTATTTCAAAGTCCCAGCGCATCTTGTTAATAATTAACCACGCACTAGACTTTAATCTTCCGCTGTTCTTTAGTATTAGGGCGTTTTCTCTGAACTCTCTATAGATGTGAGGGTTTGCCGAGTGGAACTCCCTGAACTTAGCTAGTAACGAAGGGTCAATATTTTCAAATACCTTCTTGTGGTCTGTGATTATCATT